GGATGTTGTTCTGCGTTGGCTGGCCGAAGACGACGGCGTTCTCGGTGTAGAACTGGATGTAACTGCCATCCCCGCCCAGCGCATCCACCAGGTTCGGCAGAGCCTGGAGCGCCGTCACCCACTCGGCCAGGATCGTTTTCGGGTTAGTCATTGGGACTCTGCCCGGCCCGCGCCATCAGCGAAAGCTCGACGAGGCCGTATGGGTCCGGCTGGCGCACCGTGGTCACCACGAACTGCGATCCCCAAGCCGTCACCCAATCACCGCGCTGCGGGAAGTTAGCAAGGTCGTGGGGATTGACGGAAATTTCTTCGACGTTCGCCAGTGCGCCGGACTCTTCACGCACGCGTGCGTGGCGGATGGCGGTGATAGTCACCGGATCGCCAACCGCCACGCCAGCCTCTACGGATTGATACACCACTGGCTCGCCGAACGTCTGCTGCATGACTGCGTTCGCCGCCGCGTCGATGGTGGGCCAGTCGGACATATATAATGATGCGGCGGCGCAGAGGCCGCGCTTAGTTGAGCGTGATGATGGAGTAGAACACCGTCACGACCATCGTGCCGTTGCCGGTGGCGAAGGCACCCGTGGCGTTGACGATGTCGATGCCGGTCGCCGATGGCGGCTGGATGACGCCCGTGGGCGGCGGCACCACGTTCTCGCTCGCAGCCGCGCTGGTGACGGTGGCGGCGGGGATGGTGGACGAGTGCGGCACAACGCCGGTCCCGTGATACTGGAACGACACCGCGCCGCCGCCGGTGAACTGCGTGGCACCGGGCTTCATCTGCACGATGAACTGGTCCACCACGAGTACCTGTCCGGCCGCGGGCGCCGGCAAGATGCTGACCGCCGCTCCGAACATGGCCATGATCTGCGCCGCCGTGAGCGTCACCACGGTTTTCTGAATCAGCGACGGGTCGGTATCCGCCGCCTGCACCGGACCGAAGCCGAGCGGGTTGAGTCGCACGCGAACGGTCGCATCGCCGGTCAGGCCGCCCGGTGCATTCACACCGCTCGCCTGGCTGAGCACCGCATAGCCGATCTCCTTGTTCGAGACTCCGGCCGCCGTCAACGGACTGGACGTGGCCTGCAGTGCGGTGTTGTTCCAGAAGACTTTGTCTCCGGGGTTGAAGGTGCTTGTGTCCTTCGCCAGATCGAACACGCCCTCGACCACCAACTCGCTCGAGTCGCCTATGTTCTGACTGTTGACCGTCACGCCGAAGATGTTGCCGACCTGGCAACCGCCGCCGCTGAGCAGCGCGTAGGGCGCGACAACCGTGAGGGTTTGACCTTTTTGAACGTAATTCTGCATCGGTTTCTCTCCTGTTCCTTATGCCGCCACGCCCTACTGGCCGGCGTTCTTCTGAAGCCCGCGATAGTCGAGGGCCGCCGCGCCGAAATCCATGCGCGCCTTGATCTCGACGCCATCCACTTCGAAGCCCTGCTTGGTTTCGATGTACACGCCCTGCTGCCCTTCCAGGTAGCAGTACTCCACGGTGTCGATCTGCGCCGGATCCGCGATCAGATACCAGCCGGTGGTCCCATTCGCGGCGGCATCGAGACGCGGCTCGACCACCGGGATCAGGCTGCGCACCCACTCGGGCACAACCTTCGTCGCATCCGCCGAAGCGATGTTGATCGGGTACACGAGCTGGAGCATGTAAGTCTCCAGCGCCGTCGGCACTGCAATGAACCGCGGAATGAGGTTCAGCGGAGTGCCCTGGGGTCCCTTTTGCAGCCGCATCGCGCCGCGCCCCTTGCCCAGCGCGGTGAGCGGAGCGGAATTGGCAACGGTGGAATCGATGGCGCTGGCCACGCCGGTCAGCAAGTTGGCGTGATTGGCATGGAAGAGCGCGGTGGAATTCTTGTCGCCCGCATACACCGCCGCCGGGTTCGACGTGATGATACCCCAGACGGTGTTCGATTCGAGCTGCGCAGCCGCCACGCCGAGCAGAGCCGGGACACGCGTGAACGCCTGCAGGTCGTCATTGATGATGACCTTGCGCGTCAACGCCACGATCTCGCCGTAGGTGCCGAGCGCATAGTTGATGTTGTTATCGGTCAGGTTGGCGCGGTGGTACTCGCCCTTCTCATTCAGCGCCTGTAAGACGGGCGCGTCGGCGAGCATCACACGGTTGATGGGCTTGAAGTCCTGGGCCGTCACCTGCCGGCAGAAGGGCTGGAAAGTGCGCGGATATGCCTCATATCCCTGGCGCAGGGTCTTATTGGCGACGTTGGCCAGGATAGCCGGGAAGTCCGCGGTCGATTCGGCGCCGCCCGCGAAGAACTCCCGTCCCCGCGAGGATCCCTGGAGCGCCAACTCCGCAATCCGCGTCACGTCCATCCCGCGCGGGTTGGTGCCACGCAGTTCCAGGGCTTCCTTCGCCATGTCGATGAGCTTGAAATTGCGGTACTCGCGGGCCATCTCGACAGCGCGGCGCTGCTGCTCGGGACCGTAGCCATCGAGGTATTCGCCGGTCTCGTTGCCGTTGTGGTCCCTGCGCCGCGCCAGGAAGAACCGTCCGTCCGCGCGCAGCAGCAGAGCCATCTGCATGCAGGCAAGGCGCTGCTCCATACCGTCGCGGGTCACCGAAGTGCCGCCCTCGCCGCGAATCGGAAATGCCGGGCCCTCGGCGCCAGTGCGGACGGGGACTCCCTGCTGGCCCTTGGTCGCGAGATGGGCAAACAGTTCTTTCCGTGCCTGATCGACGGGCACGCCCTTGGCGATGAAGTCGCCGATGACGGTCTCATCGATCCCGTATTTGATTGCGGTCGCGCCCAGCGATTGGATTTCGCTGACGCGCTCCCGTTCGGCCTGGACCGCCTCTTCCCGCGCTGCGGCCAGGGCCTGTTCGTTCACAGCACGGGCATCCGCGCCCGTGTCCTGCGTGGTCGTCTGTTCCATTGCAGGTTTCTCCTTTTGTGGGCTGATTGCCCGTACTGAATCGTTGGGTTGTGCGCTCAGAAAGCACGTGTTGAAATCGGCCGGCACCGTGCAAGGCGAAATCTCGAACGGCTCCCAGTCGGTGGCCTTGAACATGCCGATTTCCTTGTCGTTCAGGTAGGGCGGTTTGCCCTCCGGCATCCCCTCGGTCTGCGCGTTTACCTTTTCGCGTTTGTACACGAAGGTTCCGAAGCTGAGGTTTTGCAGGATGCCGGCGCCGGCCTTGCGGAACATCTCGGCGCCATCCGGATCGCCGAGATCGAATTGCAGCGTAGCCATGCCCTTATCGCCATTGGGCCAGGCGCGGCGCACCACGCCCAACTGGGCCCGCGTGCCGACCTTGCCCGCTATGAGGGACTTGAAATCGTCGCCGGTGAAATGGGTATCGAACACCGGCGCGCCGTTATTCAAGCGGTCGAAGCGGCAGCCCTGCATGTCGAGCTGGAGCATGTAGGGTTCGCCTGTCGCGCGGTCAACCCTCGGGACGGCGGCTCCGCTGTACCAGACCACATCGATGGTGCCATCCTTGGCGTTGGCCGTGCTCGGCAGCACCTGTGCGTCGGCGGCGAAGATCTCGGCGTCAACCTGCGCGGGCGGCAGCGCGCCGGCACCCGCAGGGGATATTTCGGTTCGTAGAAGCGGCATCGTGCCTCCTAATCCTTCACCGCGCTCACGGCGATGTAGTCGTTTTCTCCCAGCTTCTTCAACTGGTAGAGTTGCTTCTGCAGCCACGCGACGTGGCCCTTGAACTTGTCGTCGCCTTCGCGGTGCCACTTCACCAGGTGCTGGTAGAAGTGGAAGTTCGACATGTCGCCGGCGTCGTAGCACTGTTTGCAGAGATCGGTGAACCGAGCGATGGCAACCTGCTCGGCGGCAAAGGCATCGTTCAAAATCTCGGTGACGCTATCGTGGGTCGCGGCGGGTTTCAGCTCAATCGTGGGCGCGCCTTCCAGGAACAATACGCGGCTCACCAGGCACTTCATGTGGTCCTCGCACTGCTCCTTGAGTTGCTTCAGTCCATCGGCCAGATCCAGGCCCAGGCGCTTCACGTCACGCTGATCGAGAAGATACTGAAGCATCATGGAGCCTTCCATGTTGGCGGCCTCCTGAAGCCCAGCGATTACCTGTGGGTGCCCTTTCATAAACGTCCTCCTTGTGGTTGAGTGTTTAGCCGCGGTACAGCCGTGGTGCCGATTCGAAACCGCTGCCCGCGTGCGACATGCCGGCGACGAGTAGATCCTTGACCATGCCCAGGTCCTCTTCCGAGAGCGCCGCGAAACCCTGGCTCTTGGACTTGGTGGGTGCCGCTTTGCTACTCGGGGTTCGCTCCTCTGTTCCGGCCGGCTGCTCCTGGCCGCGGAGTGTGGTGTTGCGCGGGTCCGAATCCAGGATGATTTCGAATTTGTCCACCAGCTTGTTGAACAGTGCAATCTGCGCAAGCTGGGTGGGAGGGTCGTAACCGTTCTCCAGCACGGCCTCGAACCATGTCTTGCGACCCATACGCACGTCCTTCAATACCCCCTCCGCGTCCTTCACCGGATCCACCGATTCGAACCGCGGCGCGGTCCACTGCACACTGCGCAATCCGACCTTCGGATCGTTGGCGGCGGATTTCGGAATCTTGCCCTGCAGAATCAGCGTGTCGATGAACCGGCGCCACACAGGCATCGCGAATAGCGGGATCAGGGTGAGCCAACGAAAGGCCTCCACCGTGTTGCGGAAGCCCAGCATCCCGCCGCGCCAGGAGGAGTAATTCACCTGCGACATGTCGCCCGTGCCGAGTTCGTAAGGCAGGCCGATGCCGGCCATGATCCCCTGCAACTCGGTCATCTTGTATTCGCGGTACCCGCCCGCCGGCGGCGGATTGTTGAACTTGATGTCCTGACCGGGCTTCAGATACTCGACCATGCCCGGCTGGAAACTCTCGACCGGGAGCCCACTGGATGGGTCGGTTCCTGCGATGCCCAGCGGATCGCCATCGACGCCTTCCGGTTGCTGGACGAACGCCGTAACACAGGCTTCCACCTTCTTCCGCACGCGCTCCGCGTCGCAGTAGTCGTCGAGGTCCCGGAGCGCCATCATCACGGGCGCGAGCCACGGCACGCCGCGCACCTGGCCAGGCCGGAGCACGCGGTAGACATGCATGATCTGGTCGGCCGGAACCGGCTGGCTGACAATACCGCCGCGCGGGTTGAGGATCAGCACGCCGCCAGGGTGGTAACTGAACAGCCAGTACGCGACACGACGCCCCATCTCGTCGAACTGCACGCCCTCCATCACATGGCCGTTGACCAGCCCCATCGTGCGGGCCTGATCGAGAAAGTCGGCTTCGAGCATTTGAAGCTGAAGCGGAATCCGCAGACCGGCGTCGGCGGGTCGCGGCCGGAAACGGACAATCGCTTCTCCCGATTCCGCCATGGTGCGGACGGTCAGCGTCTGCATGCCATAGAAATCGAGGCGCTGCGGCGTGTCGCAGCCGTCGGCGAAGAACGGCCATTCGGCATCGATGATCTTGTCGAGGTCTGTGTTGCCAGTCTTGGCCTTCGGCACAATCCCCGTCCCGACCACATTCCCGGCCAGTTCCTCTACTGCGCGGGCCGCATACGGATTGTTGCGGATCAGGTCGCGGCTGCGGTTGCGGAGCCAGATGAGCGATCCCATCAACTCGACGTTGGCGTCCGTCGAGGCGGCGTACCAACCGTGGGCGCGGCGGCCAGCGGTGGCGCCTTCGTAGCGGAACCGCTGCGCGTGGCGTTCCAGATAGCCCGTGGTCAATTCGAGTGCCACGCGACTGCGCACACGCTGCAACGCGACGCGCGGCGCCACGATGCTGATGGCCTTGTCGAGGAGATTCATTTCGTTACCAGCGGTCGTCCAGCGTTGGACCCGTGGGACCATCGCCGCGCTGGTGCTGTGCGAACCGGACGCGGCTCCCGGTTTGCCCGCTGGTCTTGCGGATATCCTCTTCGATGGCTGCCTTCGCCTTCAGTAGCTCGTCCGTCGAGCGGTAAGTTACCTCGCGCCCATCCGGGAACCGGACTTTGAGCGTGGGGCCTCCGATGGCCTGCGTGACCGCGTCCAGGTTCGCTTGCAACTGCTGAATTGTCAGGGCCATATCAATTCCGTCCGAACCAGTTGCGGCGCGGTATCCATGGGTCGTCCCCGCGCTCAGCGGGAGGCGGGGCCGGCCGCTCGGTGTTGGCCGGCGTTGTCACCACCGCAATGTTCGACGGCGTCTCCCCGCGCCGCGTCTGCACCATCCGCGCGAAGCGGTCGCAATGCACCGGCAGTTTCAAGCCGCTGGCGTACAGCGCGTGTAGCGCCGCGTACGCGAGGACCCGCGCATCCAACCCTTCGTTGCGGGCGTTGGCCGGTTTTCGCCATTCCTGTTTCGGAAAACCGTTGTGATACCGCGTGAACTTTCTCTCGGCGGTCAACTGCTCGAAGTACTCGAGGTCCCGCCCGATCGGGAAGTGGCAATAGCCTGGCCCCACGTCCCGGAGCTTCAGCCGGTCATAGATCGCCGTCTTCGCCGCATCCACGCCGATCATGAAAAATGGCGTTTGGTTCTTCCGGCTCGGCTTGCGCGGCCAGATCGGCGACTCGCCCGCGCGTCCTTTGGTGGCATAGACACGCCGGTTGTAACGGTCGCGCGTGAAATGCAGCACGGTGGCATCCTTGAACCCGCAGTCGATGCACGTCGCCACGATCCGCATCGGCAGCCCCGATGCATGCAGATACTCCGAGAGCAGCAGGCCCTCCAAGTGCTCCCACACCTCGTTGCGCGTAACATCGCCAGGGATCACGTGATAGGCAATCGACCAGGATTCTTCATCGCGTCCCCACCCGGCGATCTCCAGTTCCAACCGGTCAGCCTGTACGTCGACGCCCGCCGTGATAAGCGCGACTCCTTCCGGCACCTCGGCTTCAAACGGCTCACAGCGATTCCACAACCCGTGGGCGTCCGTCGCTACTTCGTGGGTCTCTTCCCACAACTCAGCGAGCACCGTGTTCAGAAACGCTTTCAGCGTCTCCGGCGACTTCTTCGCCGCCAGGAACTCCACCGCGATCTCTCCCCAGGATTTCTTTGGCGAGATCAACTGCGAGACGCGAAAGCCGGGAATCGGCGAGGACGGATTCGCCGCGCGGTACTCGCCGCGCTCCACCATCTCGGCTTTCAAGCGGTGAGGGATTAGCTCGCGGCACTCGGCGCAACGATACGCAGCGTCTTCGGGTTTCCCTTCCGGCCACACCACGCCCGGCCCAGTGCCATCGCCGAACGCGAGCACCTGGAAGCACCCGCATTGCGGGCAGGGCACGAAGTAGTCGCGCTGGTCGCTCTCACGCCACGCCAACTCGATGCGGCTGACGCCCTTGATCGTCGGCGTGGATGCCATGACGATCTTCTTGTTGTGGGCGAACTCCGCGGTGCGCTGGATCGCCAGCGATACCGGGTCGCCCTCCGTGCCCGCGCTCGCCGGGTAACGGTCCACCTCATCAAGCAGCGCGTAACGGATCGGCCGCATGGCCAGCCCCGAGGGCGAGATGGCCCCGGTCAGCGTGATCTGCCCTGCGCCATTGGCGAGAACCTTGTGCAGTGTGGTGTTGCTCGAATCGCGAGACTTGACAGGCGCGATCTTCCCCCGCAGTGCGGGTGTCGCACGGAACATGGGCGCCACGCGGTCCTTTGAGAGCGCCTTGGCATCCTCGGTGCGCGGTTCCACCACCAGCACAGGCCCCGGATCCACATCGGCGATGAAGCCGATGAAGTTGAGGAGCACTTCCGTCTTGAGGATCTGGGCTCCCGATAGCACCACCACCTGGCGGCAGGGATGGCTGGGGCTGAGCACGTCCATCGGCTCCCGCTGATACGGCCTCGTGCGCCACTGTCCCCGCTCGGCAGCCGCGCCGCCGGTCAGAACGCGGTTCTCATCCGCCCACTGCGAAACGGTGATCTCGCGAGGCGGCAGCATGGCCGCGGCGCCAACCTCATGGATGGAGAACGGATGCATGTTACAAACCCGCGTCCGCGATGGCTTTGCTCACCTTGCGCAGCACGGCCTCATCGTCGTTTTTCAGTAGCCGATGGATAGCTTTCTCGTCGTTGACGGCGGCCAGCATGGGCGCCAAACGGTCGGCACGCGCCTGGAGGTGGTCTTTCACGATGGCCGAGAAACTCGCGGCATACTCCGACGCGCGGACCGCCTGGATCAGCTTGCCGGCGCGCTCCTCATATTCCAATTGCGCCGTTCGCGCCTCGAAACTTGTTTTGACCGCTCGGGCGCGCAGGTATTGAGCGACCGGATCGCCCGTTGCTGCAGGCGGTTCGGGCATCGGGGAAACCCGTTCCTTCGGTGCTGCGGCCGCCGTTCGATTGACCGTCTGGCCGGCGAAGGTGTTCTTGGCCCATTCCTGGTTGGCGCGCTCCGGGTCGATGCTCCCGTCAGGCAGCGTCGTGATGCGCTTGCTGGCGATGGCCTTCTGTACGGCGGTTAGGCTGCAACCGCGCATGCGCGCGTATGCCCGAAGAGAAACGCCCATCGCCA